CGCACGGTGCCGGCCACCAAGGCCAAGCCCAGCGCAACGGTGAACTACCGAGAGTTTGCGGGCAAGGGCACGCCAGCGGGCACATACCTGAGGTTCCTCGAGGCTGGCGGGCAGCGACGGCACAAGCGCTTTGAACGGGCGTTGATTGCGGCGGGCGTCATGCGGGCGAACCAGTATGCCGCGCCATCTCGCAGCGCTGAGGCGTCGATCCTCGATCAGGATGGCAACGTCCCGGCCAAGGTGATCGTTCGCATCCTGTCGCAGCTGCGGGCGTTCGGCGAGCAGGGCTACAGGGCCAACCTATCGACCGACCGACGCAAGCGGCGCGGCGCGGTGAAGCGGGCGGGCGAGCAATATTTCAGCACTTCGGTGCAGCGGGGCAAGGTTGCACCGGGCATCTACCGGCGCAATCAAAGCACCGGGCGCATCGAGATGGTGATGGCGTTTGTGACCCGCGCGACATACCGGCGCATCTTCGCGTTCTACGACGTTGGCAACGCGGCGGCGATCAAGGCATGGCCCGAGATGCTGGCGCAGGGCATGGCCCGATACCCAGCCAGAGCCCGATAGGGCAAGAACCGTGCCAAGCGGGTCCCTTTTGGCAAAACAGCGTTTCGGGTAATTCGCACCGCGATGGTTTTCTAGCGACTAACCCATTGAACTATATATGTTATTTGACATGAGGGCGGCAGGGTGCGAAAGCGGACGGGAGCCGGTCGCGAGATCAACAAGACCGAGGTTGCCGATTTGTTCGGCGTCTCGATTCAGTCTGTTGACCAGTGGGTCCGCAAAGGTCTGGTGTGCCGCAAAAACGGCCACGAAGTAATCTTCAATTCGGCAGCGGTCACGGCGTTCCTTGAGACACAAGCCGAAGCCCGCGCGATAGCATCAAACAAGCCCGCCGACGCAGACGAGGCTCGCAGCCGTAAGCTCGCTGCCGAAGCCGAAATCGCCGAGATGCAACGCGACAAGATGCGCGGCGAGTTGGTCGATATCTCGTCCGTTGAAAGCGTCGTGGCCGAAGAATACGCGGCGGTCCGGTCTAAGCTGTTGGCATTGCCGGGAAAACTGGCTCCGATGGTCGCCATCGAGGCTGACGAAATCGCATGCCGCGACCTGATAGAGCGCGGCGTAACAGAGGCATTGGATGAACTCGCCCGAGACGCAGGAGAAATCGCGGCAGGCATTGAGGCTGCGACTGCGAACGATACGCCGAGCGGCGCTGAAAGCACCGCCGCGACTGACCGTCAGTGAATGGGCCGACCAGTACCGGCGTCTGAGCCCCGAGGCTAGCGCCGAACCCGGCGTATGGATCACGTCCCGCGCCGAATACCAGCGCGGGATCATGGATGCGATCAGCGATCCGCGCATCGACACCGTCGTGGTCATGTCGTCGGCACAAGTCGGCAAGACCGAAATCGTGAACAATGTCATAGGCTTCCACGTCGCGCAGGATCCAGCGCCGGTTCTGGTGCTGATGCCGACGCTTGAGCTTGGCGAGGCGTGGTCAAAGGACCGTCTTGCGCCGATGTTGCGCGACACGCCGGCACTGCGGGGCAAGATCAAGGACGCGCGAAGCCGCGATAGCGGCAACACGTTGCTTCATAAGGCATTTCCGGGCGGACATCTGACGATCTGCGGCGCAAACAGCCCCGCGTCGCTGGCATCGAGGCCTATTCGGGTGGTTTTGTGCGACGAGGTGGACCGATATCCGGCGTCGGCGGGCACCGAAGGCGACCCGGTGACGCTGGCGCGCAAGCGATCGGCAACATTCTGGAACCGAAAGCTGGTTCTGACCTCGACGCCGACCGTTAAGGGCGGTTCGCGCATCGAAATGGCGTTTGAGGCGTCGGATCAGCGCCGATATTGGGTGCCATGCCCGCATTGCGGCGAGCATCAGGTGCTGCGGTGGTCGTCTGTTCGCTGGCCGCCAAACGAACCGGAGCGCGCGGCTATCCATTGCGTTGCTTGCGGCTGTGAATGGTCGGATGTCGAGCGCTGGCACGCTATCCGGCGCGGAGAATGGCGCGCCGAGGTGCCAACAAACGGCGTTGCGGGCTTTCATCTGAGCGAACTGTATTCGCCCTGGTCGCGCATCGGCGACATTGCGCGGGCTTTTCTTGAGGCCAAGAAATCGCCCGAGACGCTCAAGGCTTGGACGAACACCAGCCTCGGCGAGACCTGGGAAGATGCCGGCGAGCGGCTCGACGACACTGGCCTGATGGAGCGCCGCGAGGAATGGTCGGATGCGCCGGCTGATGTCCTGGTGCTGACAGCCGGCGTGGACGTCCAGGACAACCGCCTCGAGGTCGAGATCGTCGGCTGGGGTCGTGACGAAGAAAGCTGGTCGCTCGGGTGGCATGTCATCCACGGCGATCCGTCCGCACCAGCGCTCTGGGCGGATCTAGATCGCATGCTCACGACGCCGCTGCGGCGCGAGGACGGCGCTGAGTTGTCGATTGCTGCTGCTGCGGTGGACAGCGGCGGGCATCACACGCAAGCAGTGTACGCCTACTGCCGCGACCGCTACCGACGGCGCGTCTATGCAATCAAGGGCATGGCGGGCGCGGGGCGTCCGGTGTGGCCGAAGAAGGCGAGCAAGAACAACTCGGGCCGGGTCAATTTGTTCCTGGTCGGCGTCGATGCAGCCAAGGAAGCGGTCTACGCGCGGCTCAAGATCACGCGGCCAGGCGCGGGGTTCTGCCATTTCCCGGCGGACCGCGAGCCTGACTACTTCGCGCAGCTGACCGCCGAGACGATCAGCACACGCTACACCAAGGGCTTTCCGGTCCGCGTCTGGACCAAACGGCCAGGCGCGCGCAACGAGGCGCTGGACTGCCGTGTCTATGCCTACGCGGCGCTGCAAGCGCTGGCAGTGAACTGGTCGCGGCTGGCCTCGGCCAGTGCGACATTCAAGCGCGCCGCGCCTCCTGCTGTGGAGGCGGCGCGCATCGAGCAACCGGCGGCGGAACATGCGCCGCCAGCGCCACCAAGACCTGCGCCGCGACCGGCCTTTGTGCGACCGATGCGCGGGGGCTGGATGGGCGGCGGATGGAGAGGCTGATCGATGGCTGACAACGTCAACATAACCCCAGGCAGCGGCGCGACGGTCGCCGCCGACGACATCGGCGGCGTGCTATACCAGCGCGTCAAGGTCTCGCACGGCGCGGACGGCAGCGCGACGGATACGAGCGTTTCCAATCCGCTGCCCGTCGCCGCATACGGCGAACTTATCGAAGCCATCGAAGCCATGCGGATGGCGGTACAGGCGCTGACCCGCACCATAGGCCTTGTGACGGTCGATCCGGCGACGGGGCGTCTGCGCGCTGAGGTGGTCCAAGCGACCGCCGCGAGCTTGTTGGCGACGGTCAGCATCGCGAGCAACCAGACGCTGACGACGCTGGGGACGCTGAGTAACCAGACGCAGATGGGCGGCTTCAACGCGCAAGATCAGATCCCGGCGCTGATGCGCATCTCTGCCGACAACCTTCGACGCAACATCTCGGTGACCTGATGACCACGACAAACGGCAACCGGAAGATCCTCGACCTCAAGCGGTGGGAGGCGGTCACGCCCGCGCCGCAAGCGACGGCGGCGGCGCACTTCATCGTGTCGTCTCGGCATCATCGGCAGCAGCAGATGCTGGTTTCCAGTGCCACCGTCGCGCATCTCTACAATCCGAGCGAGGACGGATGGGTGCAGATTCCGTCGCCCGCGCTCGGCGGAACGTTTGGAGCGGGCGCGTGCGGAACCGGAACGGCAATCGGACCCTCTGGCACGGCGACGAGCGGCACGACTTCGACAATCGTCACGAACCTCACGCTGGCGCGCGATCTGCGCGGCTACAGCATCCACATCACGGGCGGGCCCAACGCTGGCGTGACGCTCGAAATCGTGTCCAACACCATCGGAGCAAATGCGACGATCACCGTTGCGGCACAGGCCAGTGCATTCAGCGCTTCCACGACGTATCGCCTCCTGACGCCGCGCTGGTACGTTCTGAACGCCGTCGCATCTGCGGGAACGACGACGGCCAACTTGTTCAAGTTCTACTGCTTCGCGCTCAACACCTGGACGACAGCAGAGACCGGCGCGACGGACGGCGTCGCTCCCGCGGCGGTCATCGGCACTGACAGCCGACTGATTGCGACGCCGTCTTGGATCGATGACGACTACAAGGCGTTCGCGACAGGTACTGCCACGGCTGGCGGCGCTTCGACGTTGACCAACAGCGCGAAGGCGTGGACAACGAACCAGTGGACGAATTACCAAATCCGCATCGTCAGCGGCACGGGTGCGGGCCAGATCCGCAGCATCTCAAGCAACACCGCAACGGTCATCACGGTGGGTTCTGCGTGGTCCACGCAGCCCGATAGCACCTCGGTCTACAGCATCGAGGGCAATGACGACTTCATCTATTACATGGGTTCCAACGCCGTCACCCTGTACCGCTACAGCATCAGCGGCGGCTCGTGGACGACGCTGTCTCCGGGCGTCGCGCGCGGCGGCGCACCCGGTGCCGGAATGTCGGGGCAGTGGGTCCACAGCGTGTCCGCAAGCCAATGGACCGGCGAGGACGCGATATTGAACGGGAGGTACCTCTACTCGTTTCGTGGGGCTGCCGGCGCACTCCTCGACCGTTACGATATCGCAGCAAATAGCTGGTCTGCGGTCAGTTATGCTCCCGCGACCGAGACGTTCACGACCGGCAGCAAGTGGGTCTACATCAAGGATTTCCTCTACGGGCACAAAGACGGCTCGGGCCGCTGGTTTCGGTTCGATCTCGCGCAAAGCGCGATGGATGGAATGACGCAGATGCTGTACCCCAACGGCGCGGCTGTTGTAGGTGATACGGCCTTCGACGTCGGCTACAAGGACGGCGCAACCGAGATTGACTACATCCACATGGTCCTGAACACCTCGACCGTGCATCTCCGAATGATGGTGATCTGATGACGATTTCCGATCTGATCGCCCTCGCCATCGCACGGCTGGCAAACCTGACGGCGCAGCGCACATCGGCGGTAACGCTTGGGGATGTCGTCCGTATCGCCCAGCTCGACACCGAGATCGCAGAGACCGAGGCCACGCTGGCGGCGCTGCGGGGGATCTGAGATGGAAACGCTCGCGGAACGCCTCGCTCATCCAGACGTCGCGTCGTTGCCCGACTGGGCGGCGGCATCGGCGCTGAACCAGCCCGACGCGACGATCCCGGCCGTTGTCGAGTGGCGTCAGACGCAGATCGGTATCGGCTCGATCCTCGATGCGCTTGGGCCAGAAGCCGGGGCGGCGCTGCTGGACGTGCTGACGACGCTGGCGATCTCGCAGCCCGTCATCCGGTGGGGCTTGCGTCTGATCGAGGACGGCCGCTTCGACCTGTCCCGCCCCTCTGCTCGCGACCAGCTCGCGCGGCTCGTCGGCGCCGGCGTGGTGCAGCAAGCCGAGGCAGACGCTCTGCTGGCGCTGTCTCGCGTCGAGCGGCACCCATCGTGGGCCGAGGCGCACGGCGTCGCTGTTGATGCGCGGGCGGTCGGCCTGGCGCGCGGAGGTCGATGATGGCCGTCGCGAAATGGGCCACGCCCAGCACCCGCAGCAGCAACATCCTCTCGACGGTCGCGAACTCGCTGGCGAACGGATCGGAAAGCTCCACCGTCACTTACGACAACAGCAGCAACAAGGATCTCTACGCGCTGCTGACGCTCAAGCTCGGCAGCATCACGCCATCGACCGGCGGCTCGGTCTCAATCCGCGTGACGATCAATGACGGCACCGACACAAGCGACAAGGTCGGCGGCGATGTCTACGTCCTGCCGCTGACGAGCGGCGCGTCTGCCAAGGTCAATGTCGTGCAGGTCAGGCTGCCGCCGTTCTCGCTGCGCTTGTCGCTGGTCAACAGCGCGGGTGTGACGCTGGCGTCGAGCAGCAACGAGTTGTACGTCCGCCCCTGGAACGAAGAAGTGGTCTGATGCCGCGCGGGCTCTCGGACTACGATAGCGCGCGGATACAGGGGCGGCTGTGGACGCCTGAAATCCTGCGTCCTGATGCTTGGTTCGACGCTTCGGATCTCAGCACAATTTCGGTTTCGGCAACTGGCATATCAGAGTGGCGCGACAAGTCTGGAAACGCGCGCCATATGTCGCGCGCAGATACAACGTGGCGGCCAATCTTTGAGGCAGAAAAGAAGAATGGTCTTTCTTTTGTAAACTTTGCCGCTGGCACGCCAAGCCCTAACGACCAGCTTTACAGGCTGCAAATGGCGTCAAGCATAAACGTCAGATCCGCATACTGTTCTTTGTCCAGAAAGTCACCAACAACGAGTGGCGCCGCAAACTTCGTCTTTACCAGTTCCGGCGGAGACAATGGCGGAAATTATGACTGGCACGGCCCATTTACGAACGAAACCCCAACGGCGCTTGCTCATCCAACATTTAGCAGCAATGACTGGAGGAGTGGTAGCAACTTCCGAAACGGCAATTCCATTACAATCACTTCTGCTGGCTCAGGTCCACTAGGTGAGTGGAGTGTCTATTCGTTTCTATGTGTTGGGAACATGGTAACGCAAGGAATTGGGTGGGACCGAGTATTTCATCCGTCGGTCGGTGACTACGGAGAGGTTTGCTGGTTTTCTGCCGCGCATTCCGCGCGAGAGCGGCTGGTGATAGAAGGCTACCTCTCTTGGAAATGGGCCATCCCCCTCGCCGCTGACCATCCATTCGCCATTCGCCCGCCGCTGATCGGGGGCTGACATGCTGCGGGTCAGAGTTCCTGGCAGCACGGCGCTATTTGTTGACCCCAACGCAACTGCCAATGGCGTCACGTTCACCGCAACCGCGTCTTTCATCGCGGGGACTGGTCAGGTCAACGCAAC